TGGCTAGTGTCAACCACCCAATGCGGTTGTCAGGAATAAATCATTGTACAGTAAAAAAGGGCAGCATGGAAGCCGCCCTTTAATATCATTTTGCCTACACTTATGCGCCCGGTGAACCGAACACTGCGCGAGGATCTGAGAAGCCGAAGCTATAACGCTCACGAGCTTTGTACCGCATGTTGCCAGTGTCGAAGTCTGGGTCCATTGCAGTTGACAGAGCCATACGCTCAAAGTGCTTGAAGCCGTTTGGTGCATCAGTCTTGATGAAGAATGCGTCTGAGTCAGTCAGGTAGTCGTTGACTACATAACCTTCAGGCAACAGACCAGAAGACTTGATTGCGTTGATGTCGTTGTCGGCAGTTCCAACCCGGAGGTTTGAAACAAGCAGACGCTCGGCAACAAACTGCAACTGGCGAGGAATGATCAGCTTCATGCCTTTAAGGGCAATGATCAAGCCACGCTCGTCAGTGAAACCAGCGATGCTGATGAGTGCGTCCTCAAGTGAGGTCTCATTCAGGTCAGCAGCTACTGCTGGCTCGTTGGCGAATGTGCCACCGTTTGTCAGCGGGTGATCGGTTGCACAGAGTTCTTTAGTGTCGCCACCAGCAAATGCTGAGTTGAAGGCGTTGTTAAGAACAGAGGCAGCTTTAACCTGCTTTGTGTGTGCCATAGAACGTGCAAGTGCGCGTGTATAGCGTGATGCCAGACGATCATAAAGATTGTCTTCGATAGCTTCTTCAGTGATTGAAAAGGCCATAGCAACTGTCTCGTGGTTGTAACGAGCAGTGTATGCTTCTTGTGCATCGTCGAATGATACACCAGAACCTTCAGCTTTCACTGGAGCCGCACCGAATCCAGACAACATTACCTCTTCCTCGAATGCCCGGTCTGATGACTCGGAATCGAAGATTTCAGCATGCTGACCTTCGTAGCGATTGTATTCCATACCAAAGAGAGCGTTTAGACCCGGCTCTAGTTCTTTGGCGAGATTTGCGCGAGAAATAGCCATTATCTAACTCCCTTACCCTATCGCTGCGTCGGCATCGTTACCGAGCAGAACGTGGTTGTTGATTTTCACAATCATCGAAATACCAGCAACTGCGTAGTCGGCATTGTCAACGTCTTCCTGAATACCAACAATCATCAGCGGCAAAGAAGGATTTGTTGCTGCTGCTGTTGAGATGTCCACGACTGCTGTTGAGTTGCCTGTAGTTGCACTACCGGCATTACCGTTGTCGAAGTCTACTGTTTTAAAGATGTTTGCACGAGCGGTAGCTTTGTCTGTCATGCCGCCATCGGCAACACACAAAAAGCGTTGTGCGGGGTTGTCATACACATAACCAATGATGTCGTAGTTCGTGTCTGCTGAACCTGAACCGGGCCAGTAGTTAGAAAAACGCTTTTCTTTGGTTGTTGCGTCTACATACTCACAGCCAGCAAAAGCACCTAAAAGTTGCTCTGTGTCAGCAGCGTCGCTTGCAACCAGAATTGTCCCGTTAGTAGTCTCTACTTTGACCGGGGAACCCTGATAGATTGCTGCTGCCGTGCCGCCAATGAAGTATGATGTAGTGCCTTGAGTAGCTGGTGTGCTACCAAAGGTGTTGATCGGCTTGAGGCCGAAAGCGATGTTTGAATTCGCCATTACACACTCCTAAAAGTTAGGGTAAGGATTAGTCCTTACCTCCAAATGTTACACGACTCTTCCTATCGTTGTGGATAGGCATTGAGGGATGTTGTTCCCTCATCAGGTTTTGGTCAACGGAATCCATTTGGTTACGGGTCTGCTCCCGGAAATATTCAGTTCTCTCTTGGACCGTCTCCTCGGGGATACGGGCAAGCATCAATCCGCCTACACCGATTACACCTGCATGCTGACCATCATCAATGGTTGGATACTTACCAGCCATCTCAGGATATTCGTCAGCCCGTACAGGCTCCCATCCTTCTCGAAGCTTGGCATTCACATTCATCTTGTCATCCTCACCACGAAGGGCGGAACGAATCCAGCGATGTTTGTAACCTGCCGGTGCTTCTGGTGCCTCCAATTTTGAAGGCGGTGCCCACGGCTTGCGACGTTGGGTCTTTGCGCGAGTTTCCGCTTCGCGTGGCGTTCTTGTAGATCCAGTCATTTTCTAATCCTTTACATACTTTGCGTATTCTTCAAGCGGAACATTTAACCGTTTCGCAATTGCAATTTGCGAAGGAGTTAATTTGACTGTTCTGCGCCCCTTTTGCGACGGTGCCTTAGAAGCACTGGACTCCGCAGAAGCGACTCGGGGTCCTGCATCACCGCGTGTAGCTCCCTTAAACTTGTGGGGGAACTCTTTACGGACTCTGCTGTCAAGTTCAGTATAATACTCATCGGACGCCGGGTCAAATCCTTCATCCTCAATTAATTGCCTATGAATGCCGAAAGCAGCATATGTCATAGTCTGATCTGTGCCGAACCAGTCGTTCTTAGAGGCCCAAGCCTCTGCTTTTGGATCTGGGGCAGCGGGCTGTTGTTGTGCGGGCTGCTGCTGGACAGGGGCCTCAACAGCTTGCTCACGACGAGCTTGCTCTGTTTCCTGCCGCTTACGAGCTTGCTCAAGCTGTGCCTGATCAAGAGCCAACTTGCTCAGGTTTTTCTGGGCCTCGAACATCTGCTCTGCATCGCCCTCGTCGTAGGCTTTTTGATAAGCCTGCTTTGCAGACTCAATCTGGGACTCAATACGAGAACCAAACTCACCTACATAAGACTGATCAAGTTGCTCTAGACGTTGACGAAGCTCATCATTCTGCTTCTTTACGTCCTCGGCAAATGCAACAGCGGACTTACGAGCACTTTCCTCTTCACGATACTTATGCGTGATCTTGCTAATACGTTGCTGAACGGACTTAGAGTAATCAGATAACTCATCTTCTTTACTCTGAGCTTCGACCTCTTCCTGTTGATCTTCAGCGACCTCTGCTTCTGGAGCTTCGACCTCTTCAGTTTCAACAACCTCGATTTCTTTTTCTTCCATTTCTGCGGCGTTAGTTGACACAACTACCCTCCGTATGACTTGATATCGTCTGGATCGACGATCGTTGCGATGACTTCGTCATCGTTGATGATGCGGACTTCACCACCCTCGATTGAGAATCGAGATCCGGCATATCGTCCAATACACACCCAATCTCCCTCCTTACACCAAGGATCACTATCGCCGAACTTGTCTGGATCCTTATATGCAAGAGGGCCGAGCTTCACCACATACGCTACGACAGTGGCGCGTGACTCTCTTTCTCTAACTTGATCGGGAACGTAAATACCGCCATCAGTCTTTGTGCGACCCATATACGGCATGACAAGCAATCGCCAGCCAGTGGGTTGTGGTACTCGTTCTGATAGGGGCTTTTGTTTTGCGGCCTCTTCGGCCTTTTTCTTGGCCTCACGTTGCGCGAGGATGTAGTCAGGTACGATCAGTGTCTTCGACATAGTTAACCTTTTTTAGCAGGGCCTTGAGTTCATCAAGAGCGTAGGCGACACCCTGTATTTCGCCGACTCTTGCTTTGTAGTCTTCCCAATCGGAAACACCACCACTTGTGATGGACAGACTAATGTCATCCATCCTTGTATTCAGTACCCTTTGGTACCGATTAATAAAGTCTAAAACGTCCATTTGCCCCTCAAATGAATTTAGTCTTCTTCCATCCCGCATCCGCAGTCTGGCTTGCCGCAGTCACAAGGCATATCACTGAGTGGTCCGCCTTCCTCCCAAGCTGCACAACTATTCTTAGCACTGCACATAAACTTTAGCAACTGGCAATAGCCTACCTCGCCGCTCTCGTCCTTCATGCAATGCTGCATATGCTCAGTAATGTTGAACACTGAACAAGTTCCACAGCTTTCTTCTGGATTAACAGCCGGTCCGTACTGATGATCTTTGATCGCGAACCGCTGGTTCTCTTCGTTAGTCTCTACATCCTGTGTGGCAATAGGACATGCGTTCTGCATCTTATCAACAGGCATGCCGTCTTGAATTGCTTTTCCGAGGTCGAGTCCATCAGGAATTAGTTTGATTTCGATTTTCATTATTAACCACCAAAAATGTTTGCGATGCCCTGCCGTAATCTAGCTCCACTAAACGGTGCTGGGCTAGAAGAAGATCGTTGTGTTCCTGTATATGTTCTACCAGAAGTAGAAGGATTGTATGTGCCAGAATACTGTTTTCCTGTCTTTGTGTCCATATAACCACCCGGGATAGACACAATATCATCTATAGCAGTCATACCCTGAGAAAGCAGGCCACTTAGATCGGCGTATTGATTTGCTGTTGAAGGACCACGACCTAACTCCATACCAGAGGGAGCAAGGATATCGTTTAATTCATCAGGCGTCAGTGGAGTCTGGTCTGGCATCCCCGGGCCGTACATGTTTTGATTGTCGGGTAAGTTTTCTCCGCCAACAACCGACTTTATCATTCCCCCAAGATCGCGAAAACCAGCAGCTTTAGGATTCTCCCCAAAAAGTCCGGCTAGCTGTTCGCCAGCCACCGCCGAAGGGTATGTTCCCCCAGCTTGAGAGTCGGTGTAAAAGTCATAACTTGTTGCTGTTGTCTCACCAGTAAGCGGGTGCTGACTAAACCTGTTCTCAAAACCTTTTAGATCCGCTGGAGCAGTGCCTATCGAAGTTGGCGTTGGGGCTGGAGCCACAGGAGCAAAAGCACCAACAAGAGCATCTTTGGCTTGAGTTGGGTTTAGGCCACCAAGCATAGCACCAAGAATACCACCGCTTTGGCGTGGATTGTTAGGATCAAATGACTCAAACCCGGGCATGCCCGGAAGACCGTACTCTTTTGTACCCATCATAGATACAAGAGGACCAATAGGTGTAAAGCTTGCCAAGCCACGAGCAATCATCTCACCAGTGGATTGTTGACGAGCCTGCTCCATAACGGGGCCGTAGGCCGTCATGTAGCCTTCGTCTTGAACCCCTGCTCGAAGCTTACCTTCTTCAGCCGTAGGATATGCGGGGTTGTATCCCGGCATGCCTTTTCTGTTCTGTGGATTTACAAACTTTGAGAACTGATTGTTTGCAATCGACAGGCGATTTGAAAGACTGATGTTATCAGTATAATCTATGTTCTTAGGATCAATACCTAAATACCTAGAAAATATATTATCGCTGCCGAAGGGGTTTGTGGCAGTAATACCACGCATCTGATTAAAGCGGTTTTGATCTATGCCAGCAAGTTGCGTACCGTAGGTTGTTCCAAACATAGAGCGCGAACGACCGGGCGACATGTCCATACCACCAAAGGCAGGCCCTTGTGGTCTGTCTTGAAGGTTTTGACCAAAGTCTTTTCCGCCCACGTTGGAACCAGACTGCGGCCCTGAGTCAGACCCGAAGTCTCTTCCCCCAGAAGTTGCAGCGTCAACGGCAGCAGATTGTGCAGCGTCTGCTGCTGACTGTTCGCCCGGAT